GGTCTTTCCTCTACCTGCTTTTGCCATTATACCTGCCTCCTTAACTCTGGATGGCTCAATAGATATTTCTCAAAAGCTACACGCAGAATCAGCTTACGTTCTCCGTAGTATGCAAGAAAATCTTCTCCATCCGTATTTTTCAGTAACTCATAAAATCTTCTTCGGCTAAGTATAAAATACTCAATGGCCTCAGAAGGGTTCAAAATGTCCTTTTCTCCTAAGTTTGGCTTTGCCATATTATCACATTCCTTTCTGCCAAAAGTGGCTGTTTTCAAGGGTTTATAGGGTTCATCACATATTCCCGTACTACCCAATGAATAGCAACTACTTTCGGCAGATAAAAGGAACTATATTTCCGAAGAATTCTGTATAAAATCTTCGAATTTTGATTTCACAATAAGGTATCTGTTTCCGCTATAAACAGAGAAAACTCCAAGATTATCCTCTGCTAATCTGCGTAGTTTTTTCATACCAATATTGTAATAAGGTGCTGCCTCTTTAATCGTGAGCATATACTTCTCACTAACAGGCACAGCACCATTATTTTTAGTTTCAACTAAATGCATTATGCTCACCTCCCTGCCGGAGCAGATTGCTCTGCCCCAGCTTGTTTTAAGAATAACTGTTATGACATCTGAATAACCTTGATAGCCTCTGAACGTAACAATCTTGCATCAAGATATTCACAAGCCATATACCCCGTCTGTTGCTTAAGTGCAAATCTCTCACTAAGAGTTCTAACTAAAATGCCACTACGATTTACAATCCAGTAATAGCTGAAATCACCAAACACAATAGGTTTCTTCCCCTTCTCGATTCCCGGCATAAATTCCGAAATATAAACAGGCTTTCCAAATATGGTATCTGTGTTATGATTCCAAATGTAATTGCCATCTGCATCCTTTAATTTACGAAGAGCAAGTGCCGTCTCATCATTCATTATCCATACACCATTCTTGCGATATCTCGCCTTAACGGATAAGAATAATTCGCTAATATTATCAAAGGTAATATTGGTAGTAGTAACTCCTACCTCCGCACCATCAGTTTCGTGAAGAATACCCACTGGCATATCCGCACCTGTTCCATTGATAAAAGCATTCTCTTCGGCTCTGTTAAATCCCTTTGCAAATGTGGTAATGAGATTCTTCTTCACATCAAAACCAATATCACTTACAAGGTCATTTCTGTATGCCGTAATTACAGCTACCTTGTTGCATTTGATTTCCTTATCCTTCAAGCTATCCGTCACATCAATGGTACTAATCTGCGCACCTTCCTCGACAAACGAGGCATCCACTTCGCTATCTGAAACCCATATAGTACTGTTGGTTCTTGGTGCTTCAACACAAGTCGCAATATTACGGAAAAAACTCTCCTTCTTTAAAGCAGCCTGATACTCACGGCTACTCTCCATTGGAAGTTCGAACATTCCATTCATTGCCTTACCTACTGATGTCTTTTCTGAAGCTGGATGAAGTCCTCTCATCAACTTATCCCAGATCTCCGAATCGTAATCCTTATTGCTTAACTGGATTTCCTTCTCTACCTTTTTGTTCATTTCTGTTAACTGATTCATAATTAAAATCTCCTTTCTCTACTCTTGAGCAATAATTCCATAGCATCTTCATATGGTGTTGCTCTGTCAAAATCTACTGTGCAATTAGCCTTTACGATTTCATAAATCAAAGACCATTGCTGCATTGTCTGTTTCATGTAACTCTGGCTCATACTCACATATGGAGATGAAATTGCCTGTCCGGTTGTAGGATGTTTTGCCAAGAAACCAAACTCCGAAATTGCCTCTTCACATTGAATCCAACGAGCAAAACTCATTGCATATTCTTCAATGATTGCTGGAATAAACAAATGGTCACATTTGCATTCCTTAAGCCATCCCCAGGTATTGTTATAGATTTCTTCAGCAAATAATTCCTTGCCGTTTTTCTGTTTTGCCTTGATATAATCACTAGGCTTTGGAATATCTACACCTTCATATGTAGATGGTGCAGGTATTACCTTAAGTGGTTTATAACCGGGATTTCCATTAGCTAACCTTTCAGTCAAAGCCTTCTTGGGTCTGCCTCCTGTTCCCGGCATGGGACCTCTTTTTCCCATACTTTCCTCCTGTTCTGTTCTAGGGGTTAATACCCCTAAAACTTATGAAAGTTATTTACACGAAGGGGCGGCACCGTTGCCCTGTTAAATCTGTTTTAGAGATAGTGACCGCCCCTGGTCACCCTTATCGCATAAATATATTTAATCTGTTACATTGTCGCTTGGTTTAAGCTGAAGACCTCTCGCATTACAGAACCATGTCAAGTCCTGAAAATCCATCAAGTCCATTTCGGAGTGACCACCTTTCATATGAAAGTGTGGTTCCTTTGAAAACACAATCTCGATGCCGTCCTTTGTATAAAGAACAATCTTATTGTGAAACTTGAAATGTTTTTCAAAAAATTCCTGTGTAAACATTGCTATCTTCTCCTTCCTTTATGCTTAGGTTCTACTGATTCCAAATATGCTAATGCATCTGCACGGCGAGTATAGAACATCTCCTTTGCTCCATCCGATACACGATAATGTGGTGGGTCTGATGTTTCACTCATAAATGCACCAACAAGACCACCATCTGCATTTACACAATATGCGATACATCTATACTCTTCCGTATCAAAATCCTCTAGATTGAATCTAGGTAAATTTGCACTACCCCAAATCTTAATCATGGGCATATCTCCTTTCGTCTGCTTGTTTTTCACAATGTATATTTATGCGAGCCCATAGGCATCACCCCTTTCACTCTTGGGGCAAGTTGTGGCAGGTTATTTAGGTATTTTTCTTATATGTAGCTATATAGGAAAAACCTAAAATTACTTGCCACATTCTGCCCCGTCAATTAAGAAAATCTTCAAAAGCATCTTTCATACGATAACCAAGAAGCATTGTGGTTTTCTCTCCTCCCGTCTGTGGACGCTTTCTGACCACATTTCCAAACTTGCGTAACTCCTGATTGAAGTTCCTGCTATTCTCGGAATAGCAGCCATTGTCATCGCACCAATGTTTATAATGTTCATAAACTACTGATGTTCTAACCTCTGCCGTCTCGTCTGGAATAAGTCTGTCCTCTGCAAACTGCGATATCTTGTCACTTTCATGACAGTAACTTGCCGTTGCATCAATTACAGATTGTGGTGGAGCAAAGCCTTCATCCATAAGAAGGTAATAACCATCCAAAAGCCAATTAAGGATTGCACTCTGTACCTCCGGCTTTCTGAATTCTGCCTTTAGTGTCTTGTCCTGTTCCCACTCTTCAAAATGTCTGTCAAATGGAATTATCAGAACTCGATTACTTGTAAATACCGTCATATCCGTTATTACCGGAAGATAATTGGTATTCACATAAAGCTTGAACTGTGGTCTGAAATCAAAACTGTTCTCATGAAGAAAACGAGCATTCAAAGTATCATTTCCAGTCATGTTCTTAACCTGAGCAGCATTTAGAAGTAAGCCACGGCTTGGTTCTGATATGTTTGCAAATCTAATACCTGCTAGTCTTGCTATATCCTCTGTAGGATTTTGACTATTGGTATTTGACTTGATTGCTATGGTTTCTGGTCTTACTGCAAGTCCATAATCTCCATATACAAGAAGAACACTTTCCATCAATGTGCCTTTGCCGTTTCTTGTGGTTTCTCCGTAGTAAAAAAACATACATTCAAAGCGGGTATCTCCTGTTAACGAATATCCCAATGACTTCTGAAGATATTTTGATTTCTCTACATCGTGGCTCATGATTTCATCCACAAACTGTAAAAATCTCTCACTACCTGCATTTGGAACATAATCAACAGGCGCAAGCTTTGTAATGAAGTCTTCTGCCCTATGCTCACGGAATGACCTATCCCTCAAATCAATGGTTCCGTTCTTCACATTAAATAAGTAAATGTCCGAATCGAACTTCTCCATTGGCACAGGATATACACTCTCGGCATCACCAATGAATGTGCTTCGAAATCCTCTTTGAATCCATTTCTTAACAAATGTTTCCGTAAAGAAGGCTCTCAAATCCTCATCCTTTATGGTTGTGGAATAAATGGTAATTGCATCTGCCAGATCCTTTGCAAGTTCTATAGCCTTTAAAGAACCAATATCAGACACCCAACGAACTCCATCGTAGATGTACCATTTCTTGCGTTCTGGAACATATCTCGCAATACCTTTGAAGATATCTGCAAAGAGTCTGCCTTTCCCTAAATCTCCATGTTTGTAACGAGGATTTACTTCCGGCTTTAACTCCATAAGTATTGGTACTAACTCATTGAAGTCATCTGCTGCCACACTCTTTCCAAGTGGCTTATAGAATTCCTTACAATTACTGATAGCCCTATCAATGGTCATATCTCCATAGGTTTTAGCACCATGAACTTCATCCCATTTGCTACGAATTCTTGAAGAACTGCGAAAAAGTCTGTCCATCTGCTCTGCATCTCCACCGCACCAAAATGCAAGAATATTACAAAGAGCCAAATCACCTTCACTTGCAGATTTGCCATCGTTGTCTCCATTCCATAAATCCTCTGTCTTCTTTCCATTAGCTGAAGAAAACATTTTCTCAAGAATGGTTTCATCCGATAGATAACTACCCGGAACAATTACAGGTTCAGTTGTTGCCTTTGCATTAGGCTTAACCATATAAGTATCAAGAACCCACTGAACTGCTTTTGTGCATTCATTAACACCTTGCTTGTTCACAGCATTTCCTGTTAGCATGACAAATCTCTTCGTAAACCCTGCCGGATATACTTCAAGGCCAAGCTTTCTGTTGTTGAAGTAATAAAGGTTTCTGTCAAATACAAGACCAGGCGCAAATACCACAATGTGAATTCCTTTACCCGATATGCTTATCTCTGCATAGGACTTAACCTTATTCACTAGCTTTCTTGCGAATTTATTTAGTTTTCCATTAACGACACAGTCATCAATATCAATAACAATGACTTTGCCAAACACTCCAATACCGATTGCGTCATATCCGCCCTTTTTGAAAATAGCTTCTATTTCAGCTAATGTCTTAAAGTGTTCTGGTTTACTAGGAGATGCCCTAGCTCCATTAGTCTGATATGGAATCTTATCCGGCTTATCCTTACCTGGCTTAAGTTCCAGCTTTGCAAGGCAAAATAGTGGCTTGCCTCTTATCCCTTCCGGGATTTTGTCAAACTGAACATCCAAGTTTTATCAACCT